CGTATCCCTGTTCATTCAGCCTTGTTTGCAGCGCTTTTACCAGCTCTCCCCGGCTCCCGCGTTTCAATAGGCAGTCTGTAAACAGCTTGGCATAGGTATTTGTCCCCACGATCCCATCCACCGAAAGCCCCCTGGCTTTCTGGTAGCTTCTTACCGCGCTTTCCGTCTTTGTCCCGAAGATTCCGTCTGCTGTGCCGCTGTCATACCCCTTTTCATGTAGCATCAACTGCACCAGCTTGACTAAATCGCCCTTGCTCCCCCTTTTGATCTGTTGCATTGCGTTCCCTCCTTTTTATATATTTCCAATGGCATAAAAGCCAAATTGGCAAGACACACTCTCATAACTGTTTACAGAAACCACACACGGAATAAAAGTAGCCGTAGCAGATACCGCCCCTTGATGCGACAATACAAAGAAGTTTGGATAGTTTAACAATGAAAAATTAAGGTATGGAATGCTTGAAAACGTGAACGGAAAATTTTCTGATTGACCGATCCCGAATTTTAAGACATTGCCACTGTCCCAAGCATTGGTCACCTCAACGGTTTGGGTAAATAATCCCCAGCACTCTGCAATTCCGCTGTTCCATTTCCGATAAGACCAACCGCCAGACGTTCCCTCCTCTGTTACATAATCGCCGGGGGAAATGCTGGCATTCCATTGGTTTTTTTCTTCCTGCGTAACGTGAATTGTAGAGTTTCCTGTGTGCGCTGTTAGGTTTCCTCCAAACGTGGTAATGCTCTGTTGGAGCTGTGTATCCGTACTTTGTAAAGAGGAAATTTCCCCATCTATCTCGCTCTTGTTGTTTGTTACCGTTTCTTGTAGGTTTGATAGATTCACGTTTGTGGTTTGGAGCCCAGACTGCACAGCGGCAACCTGTTGATAATAAGTAGATAAATCGGATATGTACGCCGAAAGCGTAGCAAATTCTGAGGAAGATACAATGGCGTTTGCATTGATTCCATTTGCAATGTACAGCCGTGGGCCGAGAATCTCCAATACATCCGTGCCGCTTCGCACCATCACCCGCGTATCGTTGACAATGCCGGGTGCAATGGCGGCCTGGTCGGAAAATGTGCAGGTGCATTCCCCTGGATTTTCCGTCGGCTGGCATACAAGCGATACATGAAACCCGTCTGGCTTGTCATATTCAAATGAAATGCTCTTGCCCGTTAAATCTATCGTTGTCGCCTGATCCAGCAGGCGGAAGGTTGCCGTTCTTGTATCCGATTCCCCCTGTGTAATGAGCACCGGCGGGATCATCTTTTCATTTTCCCGCCAGGCATATAGGTTGATTGTCTGCTGTACCATCTCATACCCCCACCAAATAATATTTACCGTTTTCGTACTGCCAGGCGGCGCTTCTGCCATCAAAATAGAACGAATCGTAGGCAGAAATCTGATTGCTTTCTACAAGCGTTCCGCTCAATACCGTGTTGTTGTCCTGTGATCCGTCCGAGTTTGTATGCGCTATTGTGATAGTGCCGTCCGTCTCCCCTCCGCTTGCAGTGGATGTCAATTCTATCGTGATTCGATCCCCTTGCGAAAATTGGATGCTTCCGTTTGAAAACACCGCTTCCCTCTGTCCGCTTTTGCAGCGAATGATGCCGTTTTCCAAATCAAACTGCACGTCCCCATCCAGACTTTGCAGAATGCCGCTTTGAATGAGGTTTGCAGACAAAATGCCTACGGTGATCATAGAAGCGTTGATCTGTCCGTCCATCGTGATGGCAACATCTTCATACGGCCCGTTCCAGCCGTTGCTGGAATGCCCAAGGCCTCCCGCAGTAAACCGCCACACCTTTTGACAAGTCTCTATGCTGTCTGTATCGAGGATGGCCCAGCCGTTCGGATGCCCGTCGGCCCCGTTTGTCACAATATAATGGCCGCCGAGGTTTCCCGTGATGATCTCTGTGGCGGTAACGACAGCAGCCTGCATGATTTGCCTAAACTGACTGTTTGGTTTTTCAATCTGTGCTTGAATGCTTTTTACAGAATCCTGTAGCCTTGGTGTTACTGTAGAAAGAGTGACAATGTTTTCCTCTGGGTAGTGCGGGTACCGTCTGTATTCTGCTACCACGTGATTGACTCGCATGTTTTTTACGGTGTCAATCAATGTAACTACATTGAATAAAGAAAAATCCTGAAAACTATACAGCTCAGGATTTGTTTTTGCCAGGTCAACAACGCTGCAAGAATACGAACGTTCCGGCACAGCCATCTTTGCAAGGTTTAGTTTTGCAGATTCCAGCAAAGATTCAGGGTCCGTGTATCGTTCATCTTTCCAGTAAACAGAAACGATTTTGTCAGAATAGGTGTTGTTGTCTACATATGGTTTACCGTTGTTGATGGATTCAAACGTCATACCGTCTTTACCATAAGCGTACATCCTAGTAGCAAAGTTTGTGCTTTTTCCCTTGTAGTTCAGCTCCGTCATGTTAAGCTCTCTGGTGACGAATGCACCGATCGGCGGATTGTTTTCTGGGATAAGGATGGTCACGGTACGCGCCACATTGTCCAGTCTGAACTTGATCCCATAGGAAGAGGCGCAACTATTCAAAACATCAAACGCAGTACCCGCGTCCATTTCGATGGTCATTTTGGTGTTTAAGTATGCCTTGTCAATCAAAGACCATCCGCCAGGCAACACTTGTTGAATGGTGTTGTACACGGTGTCACTGTTGTTCGTAAACCCTACGTACATGTTGATCTGCCATTCGTCTATGTCGATTTGACACTTTACCTTTGCCTTTTCATCGTCTGCATCAATGGATTTTATTACATACTTTTGTTCCTCAACGATGGGTGCCTCTTCTAACATGTATTGATAGTTTTCGTCTGTGATAGGAATCTCGAAGATCAGCTCGTCCAAACCGCTCGAAAGTTCCCGAATATAATAATCATCCACGTTTACCGCAGATGCTTGGTCTCCATGATATACCTTAAACATGGTTCCTCCTTTATAAATACGCCGGATAATACTCGACCGTAATGGGGTCAGGCGCAGTGAAAGTGTTTTGTCCGGGCACAAGGGACGGGAAACTCAAAAAGGTGCAATCCTGCGCCCCAGGTGCGCCGTTGATGAGCACTCGCTTGTTGATCCCATCAAAGCAAAGCACATCGCCCTGTGAAACATTGGAAAACACCGCGTCACCGAGCGTGTAAGATTCCGCGGATGCGCCAACTGTAACCGTAAGGCTGCAATCTGTGTATGGCATTGTGCTTTCACAATAAATCGTATTCCCCACCACAGATATCAAAGCGCCATGTCTGATGCCCACAAGCGTGTATTCACATTCTGCAAGCTGCGGGCCTTTGAACTCTACGTCCTCAAACGTATCTACAGCAGCGGAATAATAAAAATCGTCCGGCAAAAACAGTTCACATTTCCCCATGAAAAGCTGGTCAAGATACGATTTTCGATACATGATGTCCGCATGGTCAAGCCCAGTGATCACAAACGGAAGAGTAATTTCTCTCATGCCAAGGATTTGCGCTGTCAAGATAAAGTTTGTCCGGTTTCTTCCTTGTAACGTTTGCGTGTCCAGTTCTGGCATGCCGACTGTGTATTCCAGCTTTAGTTCTGCGCCAAAGTCTTTCGGGTCCACCCCGTTAATTGTCATCACATCGCCTCCCAGCTTTGTTGTTCGCCCATATACACCGCTGTAGCCCTGGCAATTTGTCTACCGTCAATGTACAATGGGATGTCTATCACTGCATTGGAAAACCCAGTCCCAGATGACGCAGATCCGCTCAGTGCCATTTCCATGCCCTGCAAGCCGCCCAAGGCGGTAAACGCTTGGTTTTCCTCTCGGGTCATGACACGCTCGCCGATATGCAAAAGCGCCGGGAAATCGTCCGCCGGCACATAGTCCATGCCAACCTTCAAGCGCGGAAGAGTCACTGGGGGGATGGGAGGGATTTCCGGCAACCCCGTCCATGTCCAAATGCTGGAAAGGCCGGAGGTAATGCCGTTGATTACCTCTATGATTTTGTTAATGACAAACTCAAAAAAGCCGGGGATCAAGTTGATGACACCCTTAAATGCCGATACAACGCCGTTCCAAGCTGCCTCCCAGTTCCCTGTAAACACGTTCTTGATAAAGGTGATGATCCCCTCAAAAACGCCCTTTACGCTGTCTATCACGCCTGCAATGATGTCAAACGCGCCTTTCAGCGTGCCAGTCAGCAGAGACGCAAGGCCGTTGATGACGGGGGTCAGCACGTCCATGATGGTGCTGATCAGGCTGCCCAAAATATCGATGATGGGCCGGATCGCCTCCACCACCGTAGCCAGCACCGGCATAATGCCCTCAAACAGGCCCATCAGCGCCGGGAGGATGGCGGATACAATGCTTGTCAGCGGCTCTAAAAGCGATTCTAAAATGTCATATAACGGTGTAAGTAGCGATTCTATCAGTTCGCCCAGCGGCTCCATCAGCTCTGCAATGAAGTCCATCATTTCTTCCAAGGGCTCCATTAAATCGCCGATTAGCTCGCCTGTCGTTTCTAGTATCGGGGTTAAAATTCCAACAAGTAAGTCTAGGATAGGGGTTAGCACTTCCATAAACGTCTGCAAAACAGGGATCAGCATCTGCCCCACCGGGACAAGCACATCGTCTTGCAGCTTGCGCCCCATGGATTCCAGCTGGTTTGTGATGTCGTCGTATTTGACCTCTTTTATCTGATCCATCGCCCCGGCAGCATCGTAAGCGCCGTCCTCGATGTCCCCCAGCGCTCCTACGACGGTTGGGCCCAAATCGTTCCACATCTCACCAAACAGGGCCACGCCCGCCTGGTTTTGCGCCAGAGGGTCTTTCATATCGGCCAGCGCCTGTACGGTTTGATAAAATGCATCCCTGGCCGTATCTCCGCCGGCGGCAAACTTGGCCGCCATTTCGTCTGCATTCAGGCCTATGTCCTTAAAGCCCTGTTTTGTTGTTTCCGATCCATCTACAACGCGAATGCCAAACTCTTTGACCGCATCGCCTATCTTGTCCAGGTTGAATGCGCCGGTGTCTGCGCCCTTCTGCATGATTTTGAACATATCATCTGCATCCAGGCCCACTTTTGCAAACTGCACGGAATATTCGCTGATGCTGTCCAAAAGCTCCCCGGAAAAATCCAGGCCGTTTTGCGCACCGGCGGCGATCATGCTGAATGCCTCGTTGCCGTCAATGCCAAAGTGTTCCATCATGGCGTTGGCGGCGCGTACGCTTTCCTGGATGTCATAGCCAAAGGTGTCCCTAAGCGCAAAGGCCGATTCTGTAAAATCCTGCAATGCGGACGGGTCCCAGCTGTCTACCACCGGGCCGATCTGCGACCGAATCGTGGACAGCGCTTGGCTTACATCCTCAAAGCTTTCGCCGTAATTGTTGGTATAGATATCTCTCAGAACACCTTCATAGGCGTTCATCTTTTCTTCTGCCAGCCCGGTAGAGGCTTGTAGGTTGTTCATCGCCTTGTTTAGGTCGTTGGCCGCACTTACACCTGCAACACCCAGCGCTACAGCCCCGGCTCCTATGCCAAGCGCCAAGCCTTTGCCGCCCATGCCGGAAAGCGCCTGTTTCAATTCGCCAGCGCTGCCCGCCACGCTACCAAGGGCGGATACGCCGTCGTTGCCCATCTCTATTAGGCTGGAGGCCAGATCGCCCGCCGCGCCTTTCACATCGCCAAGCTGGCTTTCTGCCTCGTTTGCCGCGCTTTTCACTTCCTCCAGGCCGCCTGCATCTATGCCGGAAAGCGCCTTGTCCACATCCTTAGCGGCTTTCTCCGGCTTTGCCAGGCTTTGTGCGCTGTCCCCTGCAGCCTTGGATACCTCTGCCGAGGCTTCCTGCGCAGACTTTTTCACGGCGTCCACGCCGCCCTGCGCCTTTTTCCGTATGTTCTGTTCCGCACGGTTCAGGTCTTTTTCTAAATTGCTGTCGTCCGCGCGCACCTCATAAATGACCTTGTTCCCATCTGCCATCGGCTCACCCCCTTATGCCTGCGCCATCTTCATCAGCGCTTTGGCAAACGCTTCCATGGATTCCCGTGTACGCCGCTCCCGTTCTGCCTGCGGCACCTTGAGCGCCACTTGCAGCTTGGCCCTTGATAGCGCCTGTCGGTACTCTGCGTTGTGCTTGGTCGGCTTCGGCATAGGCTGTGTGCGGATCTTGATGATCTCCATCATGCGCGTGTTTTCCGGCAATCCTTTGAATAAATACAAAAAGGCCCACCAATGGAGCCTTCCTTGCTCGGCAAACAGATCTATGCCGTATGCCTGTCGGTACGCCGCGTAGATATACGGCGCATCCTGTATAAAATCAAACGATCTTTCGTTGTGTTTTTTCTCCTGGTTGTCTGGAAACAAAATCGTTTCCGCTATGTGCCGGATCACCCGGCCTTGGTACGCTATATCGCTGCTTTTCCGCCTGACCAACACAGCATAGGCATACATAACCTTTTCTTCCTCCGTCCTGCCCGTGTCGTCAAAGACGGACAGCACATCCAGCACGTTGTCAAAATACGGGTTGATATCCAGCGTTTTTCCTTCAAATTCCACAGTATACGGCAGCGGGTCACAGAGCCGCTGCGTCATTTCTTGTGTGCCTGCCTTTTGATTTGCTTGCGCGCCTGCGTCATTTGTTCTACCTTCTGCCGCTGGTACAGTTGCATGGCAGGCAGCACAGTATACAAGATATACGGCAGTATATCCGTCAGCATGTCGGTGTACTGCCCTTCATAAAATTGGAGAATCTTTCCTGCCTCCTGTTCGCCAAATACTGCGGCAAATAGCGCGATGACGGCGTTTCCGTATGCTTCCAGATTGTTTGGGTTTTTCTTGTCTTGCTGTATCGCCTTTTCCGCTTCGATCAGCGCCACCTGCGCTTTGCGGATCAGCGGCGCACTGCGTTCAAAATGGATGTTCACCGCAATTGTCAGCTGCTTGTCTTCGTCCTCCAATTCCAAGGTATCCAGAAATGGCCTTGTACGTTTTATTTTCATGCTTTCCTCCAAAAAAATGCGGAAGGGGGAAAAGCCCCCTTCCGTTTACGCTGTTTTTGCTACCACGGTTGCTTCGCCGCTCGCCGTTACGATGAATGTTGATAGGTTTACCTGCGCCACCGTCACCTTTTGCCCATTGGCAATGGTATAGTCCTGCCCATTGGTAAAATCGTTCCAGCCCGTGGTATCCAGCGCCTGGCCCACCGTTGCTTCCGGGGCCTCTGTGCCGTATTTATACACATATTTGTTGCCTACCGCCGGCACGGGCGGCGTCACGGTCAGCAGCGTATCACCTAGCGCCGTGCCCGCTGCGGATTCTACCGCCAGTGTAGCTGTCGGTGTGATCGTGGAAAGCACAGGCTTTCCATTGATGCGGATTTCAAAGGAAACCGCGCTTCCGTCCGTGGTAGCGCCGCCCAAATCCGTTACGTTTGCTATCGTTACATCGGCGGTAAACTGATTGATCAGGTTATTCGCCGCCGGGACGGACACGCGGATTTGCGTGTCGCGCTCCGCCATCAAGCCAAACTTGCGCGACGGATTGAAAATCCATTCCTGCGCCGGGTCGCCCACGATCTTGCGCCCGGTACAGGTATAGGCGGGCGCTTGGCCTGTAACATAGTTGCTGGCAAAGCCCTTGTTACTCATGAAAAAATACTGCTGAATGGTCTCATTCAGCGCTTCTGTCAGGTTGTCAATGCCATTGCCGAACACTGCCCAAGTCGGCGTTTGTGCCGTGGGTGTGATGTTCAGTTCGATTTGGATGGCATGCGTGACAAGCATGTAATCTGCCATGGTTCATTCCCCTCTATCATAAAATTTAACTCTAAGCGCAGAGCCATAGAGCCATTGGTCGTTTTCCTCCCGCCCCACATACTGCGGGGCCGTGGAGGTGCTAATGTCCAAAATCTGAAAATTTTCAGCTTGCGGATACCATCTCCGCCGGCATAGGTTTCTGTGAATCTCTCCCAGCTGGTTTGATACCGTTTGCTGATCCGTGTGCTTTCCGTTGAAAAGAAGGGGTATTTCCACCAGCGTGTTTTTATCAAGGTATATCTCGTTCGGCGCGCCGCTGCCCCAGGCCATGCAAAGCCCGTTGTCAGGCGGCAGCGGGCCGATGATGATGCTTGCATACGGCGTTGCTTCCTCCGCCATAGCGATGACCGACAGCAGCACATCGTCGTATACGCTCATGCTCTCATCCCCTTTTCAAAGGCTTTTTGCGCCACGGTATCCAGTTCGCGCTTGTAGGTGTTTACGCCCTTTTCCACCCAGCGGAGAGAGGCTTGCGGGTTTTTATCCTTAGAGGGCGTGCCCTCTTCATATACCCTCTTGGCATATACGGTATCCCAGATCGCAAGGCCGTCCTTGGGCCTGCTGGCGATCAGGGCGCTTTCCATCAGCGTGCCTTGATCCTCACGCACAAACACATTGCCGTAAGAAATTACGGCCTCTGTCACAGCTTCCACCATGCTCTGTTTTCCCTTTTCCACCTTGGCGCGGACGCCTCCCATGTTTCGTATGATCTTGACCGCCATTACACCAGCCCCAATTCCACATGATGTGTACGTGTGGCCGGTACGTCCGGCACGATGTCCACTGTGATGACTTCATACGAGCCGCATTTTTGCCCGGCAGCGTTGTATACCTCGCAGCGCATTGGCCGCCCCGCCTTTTCAGACTGCGCCATGAGCGCCTCATAATCCAGCTGCGGCAGAGATACTGTGCCGTCTATAAACAACACCGAGCGCAGAACGACCTCCGTATTGTCCTTGGTCTTTTTCACTTCGTTGGTGGTTTGCAAATGTACGCCGTTTACCTCGTATGTCTCCCAAGACGCTTTTTGCCAAGCATCCAGGCCCATGCAGACCTTTAGCTGCATTTTGTCCTTCAAAAGAATCCCGGGAATTGGTCTGAGCATACCGCCACCCTCCTTTCCAGCAAGGGGGTTTGCTCTAACAAAAGCACGGCAAGCGGGCTTATCATCCTGGAGGCTGCCGTAGCGTTGCTGTCGGCTGCGCGCCCACCGCCGGAAACAGAGACCTTTCCCACCGTGAATGCTTGGCCCGTCTCCCCTGTCAGCACGGTTTCCATGCCCTGCTGGGTAAAATACAATACCTGAGCCGCCGTTGCCTTTTGTACCAGCGTCTGCACAAAGGCAGGCAGGGCGGAGAGGCCCCCGCCCTGTATGATCCTGTATTGCGTGATGCTGTCGATCAAATCGCTGGCTTGTCCGGCGTACATGGGAAATGCATCCTCCGATATGGGGGGCACTCCGTACAGCTCTGTATACTGCTCATAGGTAATGTACGCCATCTGATCCCCTCTCTTTATGCGCCGACGACCGCCGCCGCAGAGCCGCCGGCTACCGCCGTATTCCCCTTGGTGGTGTTGACAAGCGCCACCGTGATGGTCTGGCCGCTGGCCGTTGTGATTGCATCCCCGTTTTGCACCGCCGTCCAGCCAGAGGTGCAGGCTTCCCCGTAATCGGGCAGGTCTGCCGACGCGCCGGATTTTGCCACATAGCCCATGCCATACGGCGCGGGCATCAGCCCGTTGATGATGGTGTGCGTTGCATCTGCCCCTGCGCTCGTGGTAAAGGAAACTGTGCCGAGTTCAGGCGCGCTTGCGATGTTTGCAAAAATGCCCGGCAATCTCTGGTTGAGAGCAAATACATCATAGTAGTAGCGCTCATAGTACAACCATTTGCCTTTGCTCTGCGCGGACGGAGCGGTCATCATAGATGTGTCATATACAACCGGAGCAGCGATTGCGATCGGGTCAAACATCAGCATGTTGATCTGTTGCGCACCAGATGCAGCAACCCACCCATCGGTAAAGTCGTACGCCGTCATCATAACGTCTGCCGGTACTTCCATAATGGAAACGCCATCCAGTTTGCCAGCATTGCGATCAATATCGCGGATACCGGTGTCTGCGGAAACAAAACGCGTGATTCCGGCTGCCTCTTTCAAGAGTTTATAAGTCTCCGGGGTCATTTTACAGCGGATTCTGTCGCGAGGTACGCGCTGGTTTACCATGTACGCCAAATACCCATCCCAGGTGGATAGGATATTGTCTGCGCTGAGCGTGGCGCTGTCCACGCTGCCAAAGGCGGTCGCAGCGCTTGCCACGGCCTGGGCCGCATAGGCGTCCATTTCCGGCACCTTTTGAAACTGGTTGAAGGTTTCCGTGATGTTTGCAATGGTCGCTACCATGTTGGTTTCCTGGATGTCCATCGGGTCTACCAGGGTATCCCATTCCCTGTCCATGCGCATGGTAAGCGGCTGAAACTCATTGTTCCAGTTGCGGGTGAATACGCCGTCGATCCTGTCTCTGTCTACGGCACGCGCACCGCTGGTCGACATGCTCGGCACCATGATGGTCTTTCCGTTTACGGGCTTATATTTCGTACTGTTCGGCCCGTTCCAAATTTCGTTGAAATAGGACAAATACGGGTAGGCGTTCGCTAGCTCCTTTGCGTACTCTACAGCGTAGTTGACCGGTTCTTGTGTAAAAGCCATGTGTTATTCTCCTTTCGGCCCGCCAAAGCTCCAATAATCGCCAAAGCTGGGGCTTTTCTTGCCCTGCGGCATAGAGCCTTCCACCTTTGCGCCAAATTGCGGGGTCTTGGCCGGCTGTTCTGTTTGCTTGGGTGTAAAATATTCTTCGTACTGTTCCGCGATGTGCTCCAGCTGCTCTGGGATTGGCTTTGCCTCTTCTCCTCGTTCCAGCATTTTGTACACTGCCTCGCGGAATTTTGGTTTTACCGAGGAAAACTCATCTCCGCTTAAAGCCCGGAGCATATCGCGCTCCGCCGCCACGGTTTTGTATGCCTCGGTTTGGGTTACATCCTCGGGCACGTTTTTCTTTGCGTCCTCCAATGCGTGGTTGATCTGTTCCTGTACTTCGGATTTCGGCAGATAGTTGGCGGCCAAGGCCCTGTTGCTTTCCGTCATCAGGTACTCGATCTGCTCGTCCGTCAGCCCTTTTTCCTTGAGCACAGTTCGTTTGAATAATGCCATTTTTCCGTCCTTTCTTTTCCGCCCTCAGACGCGGGGCGCTGCGTTCTTTTCCGCCGTTACGCTGGGCGAAGTGGCAATAAAAAAAGCGCCTGTCGGCGCTTTGCTTATTCTGTTTTTATTCGTCGTCCATCTCGCCGTCCTGTACGGCGGACGGAAACTGCTCTATCGCCGCTTGCAGCATCGCTTTGAGCGATATTTCCAGCGGCCTTGCAATCTTCTCCTCCTGGTTGTCCATCATCGTGCGTACAATGGCCTGCGCGCCTTCCAGCGTGCGGCACATTTTCTGGCAGTCAATCACCGTCTGTTTCCTCCTCCGTCTTTTTCTTTCTGGGGGCCGCCTTTTTCCTTGGCGTTTGCTGCGGGGCCAAATAGGCCCGGTATGCCTCCGTGGTCATGAATACGCCACATTTTGTGCAATGCACCCCGTCCGCCTTCCCGATGAAATCGTGTTTACATGGTTCTTTCATGGTTTTCCCTCCTAAACATTTGCATCAAAAAAACCACCCTTGTTTGGGGTGGTTTCTATTTCATCGTTTCAACCGCCTTGATCCGCAATGCTCGTCAGAATATCAGCAACAAGCTCTCCCTCCGCTTCATACGCCACAGTGCCGTGATGATCTTCCAGCGCCTCTACAAGCTCTAGAATTTCATCTCCCGTTAAATCCTCCAGCGGGTCAAAGGGAATCGGCAGCTTCCGAATCAGCTGCAATTCGTTTTCTTGAAACTTAAACTTCATCGTCTTTCCCCCTTGCCAATTTTTTTGCTTTCTCGCTGGACGTCTTCCAGCACGATGTGACCCTGCCGTTTAGCGGATTGACGCAAGCGGTGGCCTTTGCCCCGATGTATTGCTTGCTCGGCCTGTTCTTTTCGTCAAACTTTACATTGCTCACAGAAAGCGGCGCTGTTAACGCATCCACGATGTTCTTTGCGGAAACGTTTCGCGCTTTGGCCTGTCCGTAGGTATGCGCGCTCACGCTCACGGCAACGCCATCCACCGTTTTTATTCCGTTTATGGCGCTGTTAAACCGCTGCACCTGCTTGGCATTCCTTGCTATATCCCTATTATACCCGAAAACCTGGGTTCTGTCTGGTCTTTTGGTTCTCCCCGTCGCCTTGCAAAAGGCATTGTATTTTCTCTGTTCTTCCTTGATTTTGGCAGACAACGCCGCAAACCCTTCCGCATCGCCCGCCGCCTCCAGCATGGCGGCCCGCTGCTTTGCGTATCTGATGTTGCGTTCCAAGGCCCGTTGCTGCTGAGACCGCGCGTAAGTCTTGTCGTTTTGCTCTTTATTCTGCTTGGTCCTTGTACGCGGGATCGTCACCCCAGGGATGACCGGGATCGGATGGTGTCCACAGTTGATTCCAAATAATCCCGCCGGTTTCCCATAGCTTGTAGAGGAAATAGGCGCATACCTGTGGCGTTTCCCTTCGCCATCCGTAAATGTTCCGCCGCTATTGTTCCAGGTAAAAAAGCGGCCTTGGTACGGATAGCATAAGGGCCGCGCGCCGCTGTGCCTGGATACCTGGAAAATCTCCGCCCCGTAATCCTCCTGCCGGATTTTTACCGATTCTATGGCGGTATTGTGTACCGTAGTGCGCACCGTCATGTTGACGTAGGCTTCCGGCGTCCATTGCCGCCCTGCCTTGTCGTAAAAGCCTGTAATGCCCTCCTTGTGGATTTGCCCCAGCGCTTCCCGCAAAGCCTGTGTGCGCGTTGCTGTGCCGGTTGCAACACGGGCCGCTTGGGTATCCAAGGTTTGCTGCACAGTACGCATCTGCCGTTCGATGTGCGCCGTATTCGCTACCACCTTTCGATACTGTTCGAGGGTGCTTTGCAGCATATTGGTATTGACCAGGTTTGTTTTGTCAACCGCCTGCGCTTCCAACGCCCGCAAGGCCTGCGCTACGCTTTCGCTCGTCAGTACGTTCTGGGAGGGTGGTGCGGTGACCGCTCCCTTTTTTGCCCCCTCCCTAAGCGCTTTTTCCACATCCTCCGTTGCCCATAGTGCCGCGCTTTCTATCGCATTTTCTATTTCCTCCGGCGCAAGGCCGGTAAGGTTCGCGATGATCTCAATGCTCTCCTGTGTCAGCTGCCCAAGCTCGGACAGCTTTTGCAGCTCCCACTGCTCTGTGGAAAGCGCGCCTCCGCCCTTTAGGTGCTTGGCTAGGTTTACCAGCAGCGCATCTACCACGTTGCTGTATATCTGCTCTACCGGCTCGGACAGCATTAGGATCTGCTGTGGAGTGATCTGTGCCATCAGCTTTCATCCTCCGCCTCGCTTTCCCGTTCCTCCTGCGCTTCCGGCTCCGCGTTCGGGTCCATGCCCTCCTGTGCGCCCGCCTGTGCAAAATCAAATACATCTGCGGATATGCCGCTTTCCTGTTTGATTTCCTCCAACTCCTGCGCCGCTTCTTCCTCGGTATATCCCAGCTTTTCCATCAAAAAGCGTTTCTTGCTCATTAGTCCGTTGTTCGCCAGCAAAATGCCCTCGTTGATGTTGGTCTGCCGATCCTGCAAAATGGAATCGTCAAACACCACCTTGGTTTCCCAGCCAAGCGCAGAAAGGGTTCGGATGCTCGTTCCATTCCAGTGCACATCGTATAGGCTTGCCACCTGCACAATGGCGTCTATCACCTGGGTGATGGCATTCTTTACTTGCAACTGGTTCCCCTTGATGGTCTTGTATGTCTTGCTGTTTTCGCTGATGACCTCTGTGGCGGTCTTTAGGCCCTGTGCCCTGTCAAAGGTAAAGGTTCCGGCGGAAAAGCCCACCTGCAAACAAAGGATGGAAAGCAGCGCGTTGATGGCCTGTTCATGCTCGCCCACCCGCAGAGAAACGGTGTTATCCTGTATTTTCAGCGCGTCTGTATCGTCGGATTTCAGCGCCACATACGCTTCATCCGTCGCGTCGAAAAAGCGCCTATATTCCTTTGTTACGGGGTCTTGTACCGTGCGCAGGCATTGAGCCGGGACGATGATGCGCTTTCTCCCTAAGCGGAATTCCTGCACAAAGCTGTCATAGCAAATGTCCAGTGCCTTGAGCGTGCTCAGCGCGTTGGCGTAAATGGATACGCCCAGCGGGGAATCGTCGTCCAGGTTGTTGGCAATCGCCGGTCTGTAATAGGCAAACAGCGAGGTGGAAAGCCCTTGCAGCGGCGTTTGCTCATCCAAAAAAGGATACACGGCGCTCAGCGGATAGCGAAAGCCAAGAATATCCTGCGGCTCTTTGGCGCTGTTTTGCTTGTATTCCGATCGGTACGCTTCGTTGCTGATCCAGTAGGTAAGCCCGTCCCATTTATGCCATTCCAGCCGGGTATAATAATAGCCGTCCTTGGCCTGCCTGCTGATGAATACGCCATCCGTCACCTGCGTATTGTCCCAGGCCGTAGGCACAAACTGATCCGCCATACAAAAGCCCAGCCGTATGTTGCCGCTGTTCGGGATCACGTTGCCCTCTCCGTCCCGCTTTTCCTCATACCATACCTTGATCGCGCCTCCGCCCAGCGCCAGCACCTGTTCGATGTGCTCCTGCATCTTTATCCAAAAGCCGTTTTTCATCAGCACATCATGCACAAATTCATCCAGCAGCTGGTCTTTGCCGGTCTCCTGGGATACGCTGATCTCGCACTGCTCGTTCCAAATCAGCCCTGCCAATTCCGCGCAGATCGCTTTGGCCGTATCCATTCGCTCCAAGTCCCGTTCGTGAAGCGCATCCTTGACCGTCGGCGCGCTGATCCTGTGCCACGGCTTGTAATATCCCCTGTATAGGTATTTCCATATGAATATGCCAAAGTAATAGAACTGATTGAACGCCGGCACGCCACCCACTTCAAAGATGTCCTTAAACTCCTTGGCCATACCCGTCTTTGTCTTTGCCAGCTCCATCCAGCTCTTCACCCTCTCTTTCATTCTTCCAAACAAAGGCCTCTCACACCGCCTTACAATACATAGTTTTTATAGAAATAATTGTGCGCATAGCGGAACTCGTCCATGGCATGGTTGTACATGTCCACCGGGTGCCCGTGCGCGTCCACACAATACATGCCGATCTCCCGCAAAAAGTCCTCGTGCCCAAACCGATTGTTTTCCACGCAAAAAAAGCGCCCGTCTGCAAGGCTGCTTTGCGCGTATTCTATGCCCACTTCAATTCCTTTTCGGTTTCCCTTTATGTCCTTGCCGTTGTTGTCCGCCTTATCGGTATACAGGCCCAGCATGTCCAGCTCCGCGCGCAGCGCTTTACAGGCGGGGTCTATCTTGATACAGGATTCCTGCATCCCTGTTTTTTGCCTACAATCCGGGAAAAATCTGCCCGCAAGCTCCCGCGCTTGTAGGCTCATCGCCTTTACTGTGCCGGTATCCGCCCCTGAATAATACCAGCCCGCCACGCGGTACAGCTTAAAAAAATCCTGCCCGGCTCGCTCTTGCACCGTCACCATATAGCACCCGATGCTGGTGGCGTCTGTTAGTCCGCCGTCGCCCGCAAAGAACATCTCCAGCTTTCTTTCGTTAGCCGGAATCGACGGTACAATGTGCTTGTTGTGGTCAAACATAGCATAGATCACGCCCTGCGGCATACACCGCTCGCCGTACCAGTCACGCCTGAGCAAATACGGGTTCTTGCTAAGCGTCTGATACAGCTCATGCTTGCGTTGCTCTGTGATGATGGGGTTATCGTCTACCGTCCAATGCGTCCAGTATGTATCCTGTACCTCAAATACATCTTTGATAACCGGGTGATGGGGCGCAGGCGGGTTTAAGTCTGCCAGATGCCATCTTGTTTGGGCTGCATAGGTACGCCGAAAGCATTCCTGGATCATATTGATATGCAAAATATCTATTTCGCAAAAATACACCCCTCCCAGCGAAAGGCCGCGTATGCTTTTGTCGCTGTCTGCCTTGGCCCCGCCCTTGTAATATATCTTTTTTGTTCCTGTTGCAGTGACGGCTTCCAGGTGGTCTCCGTGGTCGTCATGCTTGATCTGCGCTGCGCCTCCGAACAGATGCAAAAGGCCGTTGCCGTCACCATCCATGACAAGGCGGAATGCTTGCTGCTGCGTGGAAGCTACCACCAAAAAATTGGTATCTGTACTCGTGTTTAGAAAACAAAAAAATCGGAGGATGCACGCTGTTGTTTTGCCGCTTCTCGGCGTACCCTCCGCTACGTCCAGCGCGTGGCGAAAGGGCCGCAAGACAAATTGTTTCTGTTTTTCGGATAACATCAATGCTTCTCCTTCATGGCCTCGGCTATATCCTTGAGCAGCGGATGCACCTCTTGCTGGGTGCGCAAGGTCATGAATTTATCCGTCACCACCCCAAACGCCGTGGCAATCTGGCTGATGGTGGATTTCCCTATGATCTCGTCATTGCTCATCGCCTTTAGCAGCTTATCCAGCACATCGCACGCCGTGTCCTTCCGAGCGTCCATCCACGCCAGCACGTCCCGCATATTCTCTGCCTTTTTTTGTTCGCACTTTTTCATGGTATCCGGGTCGCTTTCCACCACCTGCTTTACCGTCGTCCACGACCGTTTATGCTTTTTCGCTACAGCGTTGCAGCTCCCCATTTCTGCATAATCCGCGATGATCTTCTTTTTCTCCCTGTCCGTCAAATGCCGTGCCACAACACCACCCCTCTTTATTACAATTTCTTTTCCTTTTATCTTTTATTTTTGCTTTAAGTAATTCTATTATCATTCTATTTGCTGTATATTAGTTGACATTTTGCCTATAATTATCTATAATATAGTAAAGGAGATGAGAACAATGGCAACCATCACATTACGGCTTGACGATGCTCTCAAAAACAGTTTTGCCAAAACGTGCAATGAGCTTGGTCTTGATATGACCACGGCATGCACAATCTTTGTCAAAAAAATGACGCGTGAAAAACGCATCCCGTTTGAGGTTTCCTATGATCCGTTTTTTGAAGAGCACAATGTGCAGGCCATACAACGCAGCATGGAACAGCTGGCAAACGGAAAAACCGTCACCAAAACCATGGCAGAACTAGAGGCGCTGGAAAATGAGTAAAATCGTTTTCACAGAACAAGCCTTTTCGGATTACCTGTATTGGCAAGGGCAAGATAAAAAAACGCTCAAGCGTATCAATTCCCTCCTGCGGGATATTGACCGTAACGGATACACCGGGATTGGAAAGCCAGAGCCCCTAAAGGGAGATTTAACCGGCTTGTGGAGTAGGCGCATTGATGATATGCACCGACTGGTATACCGAATCACAGGAGAAAATATTGAGGTGATCCAGTGCAAAGGGCACTATGACAAATAAGACGGCATACACCGTCTTATTTTTTTTCTTATCCCATTTACACCGCCAAGCCCCCGCCCCTGGCTTCCTTCTCGCAGTGTACAATTTCCCAAAAGAAAAAGGCCGATGCATGTCGGCCTTTCCTTCTTTCCTCAGTCTATATTATTTCACAGTTTTAGGTAGAAAAAGGTAGACACTTTTTAACCTTCCTATGAATCCTCATAGCTCCATCTTTTGTGTAATGTGTCTTTTTCTCTATCTGCCGCCACGTCCGCCCCTCAATATACCGCAGGCGGATCACGTTCCTCTGGTATGGCTTTAGCGTCTCGATCCACGCTTCTACCTCTTTAATTTCCGTTTCCCTCTGCCACAGCTTGTCCGCCAGCTGCTCTTCCAGCTCCATCAGCTTTACTGTCAGCTCCTCTATCCGGCTTTGGTTGTTGTTTTTTCCGCTTGGCATGCCGGTGATGCTCTGCGTCATCCGCTCCCGGTCGCTCTTGATTCTCTCGATCCGTTCCCGCAGCGATTCAATTTCCCCTTTCGCAGAGCGGCAGTTTTCCAGCTGTTCTATCGTCAATAGAAATCCTCCCACCGTTTTTTCTTCCTTCTCCCTGCTTTCTTTTTCTTATCGCACACCTCTACGCTGCATCCTCGCGAATGTCCCTCTATCAGGATGTATGCGCAAAACTTTTCCCCGCTGTCCGCGCCAAGGCTCCGCCTGTAAAAGCATCCCTTACAATGCTTCGGCAACGACATTTTTATGAATCCTCGTCAATCCGTGATCTTCAGAATCCTTCTCATACAACGGGCATTTGTATACTGTATATGTGACCATTTCATCGCCGTATTGTCTCCCCAAGATATCTTTTCTTGCTTTCCATCCCTTTACTGGCTCAAAGTTTGCGGACCAGCTGCAACGCCCACTAAATCTTCCGCATGACCAGCACAAAGTGTTCTTTGCTTTTACCGATCGTCTTTTCTTCATCCCCATATCAACCACCCAATCAAGCCGAACAAGGCACCTAATAGCCCGGCACACACTGCTTTCCTTTTCTCTTCCTTTTTAATCTCTCTCGCCGCGGCATACAATCCTATGAACCCAACAAACCCAATACACGCAAGCAATATACGCGCCATGCATCCTCCTTTTAACGCGAAAACGGGCATCGTTTTATGTCTTTTTCATCAAAACGGGAGCCCGTCAAACCTTTCCACCTCTTTTTGTCTTACATATCTTTCTGTTACTGTTCCTACAACACTTTTTAATGGCAGATACGCACCAACCCCGGCAGCAATACTTTCAAGCGTGGATTCTGAAACCATAAAACTGTTACCTATACACGTTCCTGTTGTTTCGCCATGAATCGTTTCACATAGCACCGTTGCTCCACTTTTTAATTGTTCTGATGAATCCACCGAGAACAAAAATGTTTTTTCATTCTCATGATGCCGAACGAAAACGCAATGAACATATTTTGTCATTTTATATATTTCCCCTTTGCCATCTCCATCATCAGCCTTGCGCACGCATGCGCCAGGTGGTTTTCGTTTTCCTCTCCCTCTGGCAGCGGGACACCTTCCCTCTTGTCTCTGTACAAGCAGAGGTGCCGAAGCGCATGGTTGATGTTGTCCTTTGTCTCTACTCGCGTCCAGTTCCCCGGCCCATACTTTGCAAAGCCCTTGGCGCTTACTTTTGCGATCTCCTCTATGGCGGGCAGAATGTATTCCCATGTTTCAAACTCTATCCTGCTTTGCTTGGCTTGGTTCATTTCCCCGTGCTCCCAAATCCGTTGTTCCCACGCTGTGTTTCTTCCAGCGCTTCTACCAGTTCCAATTCAGGCGTTAAAATTGGCACAATCACAAGCTGGGTGATCTTGTCTCCTGCGTTGACCTTGTAGTCCAGTCCGCTATGGTTGTACAACTTTGCCACGATGCTGCCAGTGTACCCTACATCGATCACGCCTTCGC